AAGTAGTTTTCCAACAATCCAATCAATCCACCTATTTGTAAAGAACAAGGGATGTGTTCCCCTTTTTCCGAACGCCAATGTGTAGTTGATGTTGGGGAAAAGAGGGTGGAGTTTTAAGTCCTCCACCACGACTTTTAGGTGAGACTTGCACGATAGTCGCCGTCTGCCTTCAGAACAAGGCTTACTCCTCCCTTTGATGGGGGGCTGTAAGCGGAACGGTAGGCGTAGGTGTTTTTCCAACCAAGGAACGACTGGCAAACAACGATCCATTGGGTCTCATAAATGAGTCCTTCTGGTGTCATTACGATGGTCGTTTCTGGTTCGGCTACAGCATCGTGAACATGACCCGAGATGAAGAAGTGAACGTTGTCGGTAAAGCGTCTTGCTCTACCAGCCATATTCATTTTTCCACCCTTCGTCTGGGAGTTTCCTTTGCCGTGGAAGACATAGAAGTTCCAAGTGAACGTGTTGGCATTCACTGAAAGGAAGATCGGCCCATCGAAGTACGGGACTTTCAACCTTTCTGCAAGAATGCGACTTACGTCGATGTTGGTCTTCCTCTCCGTCCTCTGCTCGTGGTTACCCGTGGTTGAACACAGACACTTATGAGCAATGGGGGCGAGTAGTTCCGTCATCCTGTCCAACTGGGTGTGAGGAGTCTCTACTTGATCGTAGGTCATTCCCCTCGAGTCATCCAAAGCGTTTTCGCAAAGGTCCCCGCCAAGAATGGCATAGACGTTTGGAGTTTCCTCAATCCAGCGAAGGTACGCAAGAAACTTCTCATGGCGGTGTGCGTGGTGTCCGTAGTGGACATCAAACAACGGTGCGATGATGATTTCTTCCTGAAAATCAGGTAGCAGAATGCTGACGAATGGGTCTTCTTCTGCAACCGTAACCTCGTGATCACGATCCTTCAGGACGATTTCCTTCGGGTCGTACTTCGGCAAGAGGACATAAACCTTCTGCCGATAGCGGTCTCTTTGTGTGAAAAGAACGAGTCCTCCGTAGTCCCCTGCGAGTAGGGTATCGGTATGCTCCTTGAACTTCTTGCGAAGCTCCTTCTCGGTACGTCCCTTGATCAGGAACTTGCGAAAAGTGGCGATGCGGTGTGCATCGTTGTCATACTGATTGACTGGTGAGATGAGTCCGAGTTCCTCCTTGTATCGTCTGAGAGTTCGGGGTGTTACGCCCAACTTCTCTGCGAGTGCGGAAGTGGTCTCATTGGAATGTGCTTCCACATAAACTACACGACAAGGTCGGCAGCTTACTTTCGGCACTTTCTTCCCCGAGTATTTCGGGTGCTTAGGGCAAGTCATAGCGACCTCCTTTTGTGTGTTTAGTGTATTCATATTATAACACCTCGACAACACGTTTACCTATTCAGTTTTGTGGAAAACTATTTAGGCTCGTAGAAATAGATACGCAAGTTTCCTTGTGTTCTGTATCTCTTTATCCAACTGTCGAGAGTATAGTTTTGACTCCATAGCCCCGTAGAAGAGCTGTTTGAGTAGATCTTTCCATTCTTTCCCATAACACCAACGTGTCCAGTGAAGGCCTTTGTGGGTGAGATTATAATTGCCCCTGGCTTTGGGATTTTTGTATATTTATATTTTGGATTGTTTTCTAAGTAGTCCAGTAAGTATGGTGTGTACGTAATATTTACAGCGAAGTCTGGATCTACAGAACTTACAACAGCGCAAAGAGATTCGGCACAACCAAGCTCGTCAGGTGCTACGTCTGCTGGTGAAGCATCTTTACCCACCCAATCTAGTGCTGACTGGTATATCTTTTCAATAAGTTTTGGTTCTGGTTTCGGTTCTGGCTTCGGTTCTGGTACGGGGTCAGCTTCTAAACCCAGTAAACTGAGAATCATTTTCAAAAACTTCTGCCATGCTGTTTCAACTACCACCTGTCTTTCTATGTGATGTGAGTGGATTGCTAACGGCACAAAATCTGCCCTCATTACCTTCAGGTAAGGTTCATAACTATCAAAGATCATCTTATCTCCATTGGGTAGTAGTCCATAGCAGATTGTAAGGTGCCCATCTCTGATTCCTGGTGGACCATAATACCTACCGCTATCATCTTTAAACCATGCTGGCACACTCATTGTTACTGGCCCGTGTTTTAGAGCTTCGGCCAGATCTTCAAACTTTACATTTTCATAACCGTATTCAAATTCAGCACCACGTGCTTTTGCGAGTGTTTTTAATTTCTTTGGTATCTCTTTATAAAATTCTTCCACTGTCATGTGATCGTTAAAAGGATATTCTTCTTCGAACACGCTCCAGTTTTTCCGTATAAAATATTGAACAGTTGATGGACTATTCCCTATAGCTGGATTCGTCTTAGAACCAGCGGCAACAAACCTATCGCTTAGGTTTTGTTCTTTGTATCCAAGTATCTTCATTAGCCACTCAATTACAGTAAGTGTTGAGAAAGAAACACAACCACTGGTCTCCGCTATGGCATTGCTCTGAGGCTCTGTTTTGGGCATGTAAGGGCTTGAGTCCCCATTTGGCACTAGGACTGGTCTTCTCTTGTATTTCGCCCCCAGGGAGTTATTTGAGCCAAATACGTAGTCCTCAGGGTTCTCCTCATGTATAAATCCGTTGTTCATATTATTTTACTCTTTGTTCTATAAATTTTAATGATGTTCTGATTTCGACTAGATCTGTTTGGATCTGCAACATCGTTATGTCGAGTGCCTCATGTGTTGTCTGTAGTCCTTCAATCTTTTCAGAATTATCTATAACTTTTTCACCCAACTGAGTCCATGTGATTATTATCCCAGCTACAAATAGAACGATAAACCACCAATCTCTTGCAACTTTTATCATATTCTGTCTAGTCATACTTTATTGGTTTTACCGCCTCGCCCCGTTCTTTGGCTTTTGTGCGTATTTCTAAATAAACCCCCCTTTCTAATACATCAACATCTAAATCATAATCAGTAAGTATCTCTGAATATGCGTTGACTATATCGTTCCAGTTTGTCTGGTCTATAACCACGTTTGGTTGCTCTCCATCAAGGATGGCTTTCTTAACGTGCCCTTTTACATCTGTGCCAGAGTAGGCTTCTGCTTTCTTAATCTTCCTATCACCCAGGACTTTCTCCTCTACTATAAGTTCTGCACCTAGCTCATCTTCAATGATGGGTGCATTAGCTGGATCTATTGTGAAGGTTGGCGGTGTCCTATCTATTCCAAAGAATACAATAACTCCAATGAATAGTATTCCCGTTAGTCCAAATAGTTTTAGTTTAGTCTCGTTTGTCATATTAAAATATTGGTATTAGTAATGGTGCTCCTCCGTCTCCACCGCCTCCAGCTGCGGCAACCGCCGTGAATGTTCCATCTGCTGTGAATGTATGAAGTGTGTCCCCTCCATCTGTCGTTATTGTTCCTCCTGTTGAGTCTGTGGAAACTCCATCTGATCCGTCTGTTGCATATCTAATGATAACGATACCAGAACCTCCCCCACCGCTACCGTTAGCACCTCCACCTCCTCCAGTGTTGGCTGTTCCGTTTGCTTCTCCAGCTCCACCTCCACAAGTTGCTGTTCCATTACCAGGAGAGGCGGATGTTCCTCCACCTCCTCCACCGTAACAAACAGATGATCCACTTATTGAACTTGATGTTCCAGCACCTCCGTTTCCTGCTTGTGTACTAGATGAAGCGTTGCCTCCGTTGGCACTATCACCAGCTCCACCTCCAGAAGCTAGACCATCTCTCGTTCCACCAGTATTACCTGAGCCAGAATCTCCACCAACTCCCGTTGTGTGTCCTCCCAACCCCGCTGAAGCTGTTATTGATGAGAAAACACTGTCTTCTCCTGGGTCTCCGTCAACAGAACCAACTCCAGTAGATGCGCCTCCATCACCAACTGTAACTGTGTAGGCCTGAGCTGTTATATCAAGAGATGCGTTGTATGCAACTTCACCTCCTCCACCTCCAGCGGGAAAGGTTACACCTCCAACACCACCACCAGCTCCACCTCCTCCAGCAACTACAAGAACCTCAACATGAAACCCTGAAGAACCCAAAACTATTTCGTCTGGGGTCTCTTCAATTGCTGGTTTGTATGACAATACTCCAGCTAGAAACACCAGAAGCACCATTATTACGATTTTGTTGAAGTGTTTAATCATTATTCTCCTGCACTGAAGCGACAATGCACTGTTGCTGTGCTTGTTGCTGTGCTAAATACTAATATATCTGTTACTCCTGCTGTTGTTGAAAGAGTTATTGCTGGACCCGCACATTCACTTGGCATAGCTAGAGTTCGTGAGCCTGTTCCGTCCTGAGTTACGTAGTAAGTTACTGATTGTCCGACTGCGATGTTTGAGAATGCTAGAGTCCTGTTTCCAGCAAGTGTTGTGTAGAACTTGTTATTTGTAGACCAATCTAGGGTTACTGTCGCTCCATCTGTTGCTTCGTCTGGTGTTAATACTACTCGTCCATTGTCTATTCTGAAGTCTCCGTATAGGTCTAGGTCGTATGCTGGGGTGGTTGTTGCTATACCCACCTTACTTGCTAGGTATGTACCAGTTACGTCTCCGAGGTCTCCAAATCTTGCCGCCTCAAAGGTTGCTCCTGAGCTGTATGAAGATGCCCCGTATATTGATACATAAGCACCCGAACTAAGAGCTGTTGTTACTATTGCCCCCTTCGTCTTTGTTCCATTGAGGTCTGTTGAGCTCCATGTAAGAGGAGCTAGTTGCTGTCCCGAACCATAAAGGCTTTCAATGTTGATTCCTGCGTCAGATACAGCGTCTACACCGAGAGCTGAAGTTCCAGCCACTGTTAGTTTTGCAAGGGGTGAGGTTGTTCCTATACCCACCTTTCCTCCACCTGCAAAATAAGAATTATCTGTATTGTGGTTAAATGTCAAAAACTCAGTGTTCTGTGTTCCTGAATCGTTGTATGAACGAATCTTTGTGGTTCCACCATTTATTTGGAATCCGATAGTTCTTTCATTGGAAACACCTCCGCTATCATAAAGGAATAAGCCAGCAGACTGTGAACCTTCAGTATATAGTCGCCCATCTGCTAATCCTGCACCTACAGCAATACCATCTTCTGTACCTCCATCAAACACCCAAGAAAGACCCACGTCCCCCGATAGGTTAAGTAATGATTCTGGTGACGTGTCACCTATACCGACGTTTCCAGTATCACCTTCAATGGTGAAGAAGTTGGTAACATCTGTTGCGTTGTTTTGTGCTGTATCTACTTGGTGAGTTGTGGCATTAGAGTTTCGGTTAATCATAAAGTCGTCTGTGGAGTATCCTCGTCCCCAGAACCATTCATATCCTCCTGGCACATTGTGATAATAAGAACCACCTCCTCGTGCTGTTGAGTTTCGTGCCTCCAGTAGAACTGAAGCGTCTGTCCAACCGCTAGAGTTTCCTGAAATCTTTAGGTCAGTTGTAGTATCAGACCATAGTTCCATTTCTGCTCCTGAGCTTACTGTAGTTGTTCCTACTCCAAAAGCTGAACCGTTGATGTAAGAAGTTCCTGCGCTGTAAAGCATCACATCTCTGTTACTGTCTGTGTCCCATAATTCAAGATAGCCATTTCCTGAACCATCTGTTTGAATAGTGAGCGCCTGAACATTTGCTGAGTCTTTGAGTTTTAGTAGTGTTTGTGAGGTTTCAGCCGTTCCTTTTACCTCCATTCTATAGGTTGCTGCTGTGTCTCCAACTACCATATTTCCGCTAGAGTCTATTGTTACTTTGTTGCTACCATTTGTTGTAAACCTTAAATCAGAACCAAAACCTTCAATCTGAACTGGAGTTGAGTCATCAAGCTCTAGAACAGCAGAGCTTGAGCCGTTTAGGTCTCCCATTCGGAAGTTATTATTTCCGTCTGCTATTGCAAACTTTGAGGCTGGACTAGTCGTCCCTATACCGACGTTCCCTGTAGATAATATAGTCATCTTCTCTGCATTTCCCGCAAACAAACCTAACCTACCAGAAACCGTAGCGTCTCCTATCTCAGTTAAGTTGCCGTCGTAATTATGTGTGAACTTTGCACCGATAGTATCTGATGGTGAAGCAAAATATATGTTTCCAGTTACGCTGTCTGGTGTAAGTATACTTAGACCTCCTGCAGAAGCTGCTTCTATAATAAGCTCATCTGCTTGTGGGTGAGCCGCACCGCCAGAAGCGCCAGAGTATACAACCAAATTACCGTTTGGAGTTGTAGAACCTATACCGACGTTTCCTGAGGAGTCGATTGTGAGAGATTCAACCCCTGATGACCCTACATAGAATGACATAGCATCTCCTGTTGAACCAATCATTACATTTGCATCTCCTGTTGTTACACTGTCCCTGAACACAATTTGCTTACCACTTGAGGCGGTTGTTTCAAGTTTAAGTGTGCGTTGTGTTGCACCTGAATTTGCATGTAGTGTTAAGTCTGGTGATGTGTCACCTATACCGACGTTTTGTGAAGAATCTATATATAGGGCAGAGGTTGAATTTGTTATAAGAGAAAGAGTGTTTGTTCCTGTTCCTCCAATCCCAGTAGACCCATCTGCATGACTTGGTAGCAATGTTGGGTTTGTTGAACTAACTGATTCGTCTATGAGACCTGGTCCTGTTGCGTCGTCTGCTCTAAACATTCCACTCGCATTAACAAACAAGAAGTCTCTAGCTCCTCCTGTTGTTATAGATAGGTTGTTGTCTGATGACTCATAGAGACCAGTGTTTCCATCTCCAAAGGCTAGTCCTGGTGTTGCAGCACTTCCAGCAACACTTGTATCAACAAGCGTTCTGGTTGAAAGGGTTACAAGGTCTGAAGCAATAGTTACGGGTACTACCGTTGTTGAATCGTCCTTAATTTGGAAAAGAATGTCTTTATATTCTGCGTTTGTGTTTAACTGAAATACAAAGTTCCCTGTATTCAATTGCTGTAGTTTTAGTCCGTTACTTGCACTATTCCAATAAGTATCGTTACTGATTATCGCCCCCCAAGGGTTAGCGTCATCTGCTCGTATTGAGAGTAGAGGTGAACCAGCCCCATCGTCTGTTAGAGATAGCTCTTGACCAGTGATTGAACCAGCTACATCAAGGTCGTTTGTTACCTGCAGTGTTACTGGCGCAAATAGGTTTCCATCTACTTGAGCGTTTCCTGTTACATGTAAATTAGTTGCTGTAGTAGTTCCAACGGGAAGTGTTAGAGGTGAGGCTAGAGAAAGAGTGTCTCCAGTTAGAGTGATCTCGTTAGCCGTTCCTGCAAGGTTTGTATCGTCCCCTATGTCTACTTGTCCTACGTTAATGTTGTCTCCTGAGAGCGTTACATAATCCAAAGAACCTGATGTTCCTAGATTAGTATCGTCTGATATATCTACTGTATTAGCTGTGATCTGCTGTCCTGAAAGTGTTAGGTAGTCTTGTCCTGCAAGGGTTACTGCGTCGTGTGCCACCCCGAATCCAAGTGTTGAGGTTGCTACTACGTCATATTTACCATTAGCATTACCAACAAGAACCTGCCCATAGGTAGGTTTAGTTGACGTTCCTGTTCCACCCTGAAATGGAAGTGTTATAGACAGCCCCAGTACTGGATCTTCTATCTGAGAAGTTTGATTTGATATTAAAATTCCACCGAGAGCTAAAACTCCGATGATTCCTATTGCTGCATATTGTATAAATCCTTTCATATTATAAGTAAGTTATTGTGAAACTGGTTCCTGATAATGAGTCATCTAGTGCGGTTGTAAATGTGATTAAGCTACCAGATATAGAATATTCGCTTGGGTGTATAACCTGACCGTTAATGGCAAAGTGTATAATGCTTGTTATCTTTGCAACCGTTCTATATTCCTTATTAGCACCGTCTATGTCTCCAACAGGTGTTTCTGTCTTCACTAACCGTCCAAGAGCAAACTTCACTCCATTGTCTGTTACGCCACCGCCCAACATCTTCTTGTCTGTTGTTTTTGACAACTCCTTCTTTAGTCGTTCCACCTCCTTTTTTAATACTTCTATAGCATCAATAAGCTCGAAAGGTTTTTCTGGCTCTGGTATAAGTGCTTCCATCTTTTTTAACAAATCCCCGTCGGGTGATCGAGATTCAAGCTCGTAAGTAACAGAACGCACCTTATCTCGTATAAAGTTAAGGTTTTCTGACTGCTCTCTCTCCATCTTGGCAAATACCTTTTTTACATCAGCTTTGAAAGATTCAACTTCTCCATTAGCAACATTTGTTAGTTTCTTTTCTATCTCTTTAACAATAGACGCAAATGCTGACATGTCGGCCAATAACTTCTCTCTAGTGTCCTTTGTAGACTTAACAACAACAGTAAAAGCTTCTAAGAAATCTTCTTTCCTTACCCAGTCCATGTTGTCTATCATCTTAGAGAGCTTTGTGAGTTTTCTCTCCCCTTCAGACATACCTTCGTATGGGTCTTTTTTGTTTATTAGCTTATTTAGTTTTTGTAGTGCTGTTGGCATATATATATTATAACATTAAGCGTCTGCGTCCCTTACTTCTATTAAACTAAATCTTGCATTAACTATAGTATCAGCCTTGTCTGTGGTTACCTCTAACCAGAAACAAGACATTTCTCCTATAGGAAATGGTAATGGTGGAGACAGGTCTACATGGTTTTCTACCGCTGTATCTAAACTAATTCTAGCTACCTCGTACTTGGAATTAGATACTGCTGAATATACCCACGCTTTCAGAGTTACTACTGGATTTGCTCCCGATTGTTTAAGAGAGGTAAGTGTAAGCCATTCTGCTATCGCTTGGTGGTTTACCTGTGTAAAGAATATGCACTGCTGTGATGTTCCTTCTCCTATTGGTATTTGTCCCTGAATAGTTGCATCTGTTGTTGCTGTAGCTGTGATAGTTCCTTCGTTTACCTTGCTAGTTCCTGAAACATATATAGCCATTCTGTTTACACCTAACCAAGTTTCAGTTGTTACTACTGGTGTAGTTCCGTTTAGTGTTACCACTACTGTTTGAGCCTCTCTGTTGGCATCTACTCCATAAATAATAATAGAGTTTGCTCCCGTGTCTGGTACTACTCCGTTATCGTCTACGTCAGTTGATACTACGGATAAAGTCCTAGCTGTAGTCATAGGTACGAATGTTCCGCCCCAAGAAGCGACAACTTCTGTCCCTATGTCTATGTCGTTGTTATATCCAAACTTATTCCATAGTGTTGCTCCCTGTCTTCTACCAAGTGCTACTTCGTAATTATAGGAAGTAGGTCGTGTTACTGTTGCATCAAAATCTTGAGAAAGAGTAGAGTCAGACGGAGCATTTAGCTGTCCATAGTCTCCAAGTAAGGTTTGTAGTCTTAAATAGGTTTGATTGCTTGCACTTGTATTTGTGAACACCACTCTTGCATATTTTCTTGTTATCTTGAAAGCGTGGGGTGGTTCAATCTGTGTTGTTCTGTAGTATCTAGTTAGAGTTGAGTCTTGATTGACTCCATCTGGTGAGAATTGAACACTAAATGTTCCGTTTTGGTCTGTCTTTACTGCAACTGTTAGAGAAGCATACTTTGATACATCTTCCCATACACCAGTAAAGGCTATTCCTGCGTTTAGGAGTGTTGTTGTTGAGTTATCAGATGATACTGTACCTGCTAGAGATGGGTCTATAGTATCTCCTGCTGTATTAACTACCTGTGTTTTCTGTGAGCCATCTGTTTGAGCATCTGATGTAGCAGGATTGATAACAACTCCAGCCACATTCCTTGTCCATATCTTGCTTGGGCCTACAGCACCACCCTTGTATGAGTCGGGTTTATCTTTTATTCCCTGACTTACAATAAGAAGTTCGTTTAATCTTTTCTCTAGTCCTGAGAAGTCTACTGGCATTGGCTTATTCCCCTGAATAGACCTTAATATCTCTAGCATTTCAGAGTTATCTGGTCGCATGTTTGATACTAGATCCGCTAGTAGTGTTTCAAGTCTATCTGTGTTCGGTATATCGTCTTTTTTACTCTCAATAAGTGTTTTTATGGCGTTTTCAAGCCCAGAGAAGTCAATTTGAGGTATATTTACCTCGATTTCAGGCATTTCCACCTTAATATCTGGTGAACTAAGCAATTCTAGGTCAAACTTCTCGGGTATTTGAATACCAGCAATAGCTTTTTCTATCTCTACCTTGATTATTTCTTTTATTTCTTTGATTAAATCCATTATTTGTTTGCTTTATTCCAGATGTCTGTTAGTTGGGATTTGGTTTTGATTATATCGCTAGATAGAATACGGATTTCTGATTCTGATGGAATACCAAAACTACTTATATCAACAGCTTTCTTGTTTTTAATTCTTGCAATTTCACCAAGTTCTGTAACCAACCTTTCAAACGGTTTTATGTTTTCATTTTCCAAACCTACTTTTACCATGTCTATATTTTCATCTATGATTGATTTAATATATTTTTTTGTACTTGCATCCAGTTCGTTGTATCTCAGTATGTCTTTATTATCTACAAATCCTTCAATGATTTTTCCCTTGTTACCATAAACTTCTGCAATTTTTTGGTCGGTTGTAAATGATTTTCCAATACCTGCACTTTTTTCTGCTGATATAGTGGGTTCTCCTCTAAAAACAGGTGTCCCCTGCGCCTCCACAAACTCCTCTGCACTCTTATACTTCTTAGCTTCTGATACCAAGTCGTCTCCTATATTTAGTTGTTCAGGGATTACGCCCTTGTTAAAAGACGGTTGTGCTGCCTCTTTCAGTATCGTCTCCTCATCTAAGAACTTTCTTTGTAGATAATCTCCGAGGATATTCATAGCACCCTTAGGATCACCAGACAAAGCTCTCAAGGCATCAAATCCAGCACTTGTTATTTCTTGTCTAAACAAGTTCTTGGTATTTTTATTGCCCAGCAAGTCTGTAACTACAGTCATCAGCGTTGCATCATTCATTAGGTCAATTCCAGTAAGTTCTTTTACTGTTGCGATTATCTTTCGTGCATCTCCACCTCTTCCTGACAGGACAAGCCTTAGTAGGTATTCACCCCCAGCTTTTCGCCCTGTGTAAGACTCTAGTGTTGCTAGTGCGTCCATAAACTCTGAGTATTTCGCTAGATCTCCAGCTCCTGTTTTGCCCACCAGTGTGGAAGCCTCATCTGCCAACGATGACCTGAAACTTCGTGAGAATGGATCTACTGAGTTTGATGCCTCTCTAGCACCCTTTGCGAAGTTTATCTTTCCGTCTACCAATGACCGCAAGTCAATCATATTTCTTAGTGTCGGGGATTGTTTGAATTTCAAAAACTCTGCATATAAATCATTTAATACTTTTATGTCTCCAGCCGCCCCAGTTTTCGCAATAGTACCTGGTTTTTGAACAACTTGCCCATTTCTTATTGTGAGATTCAGTTTTTCAAGACCTTCCTTAAACGTGTTGTCTACAGCCTGAACAGACGTTGACGGGGCTTTAACTGTCGCTAGTTTCTGTCGTGTCTGTCCAATAGCTGAACCTGTTTCATTATTTATTCTATACAATTCATCTACAGCAGATTGAACCCTTTGTCCACCGAACTCATAAGGAGTAGGTACTGTGTCATCTAGGTTTCGTGCATTTACCACATCAATATATTGCTGTAGGTTCTCTGGCCCCGCCTCTTTTATTCGCTTCTTAATATCTGGTGTAAGCCCGATAAACTTCTCTCTTATACTTGGCTGTACAGCACCCTGTTCTGCAAGTTCCCTTATTGCTGATGGTGAGTCTTTAAGTGCTTGGTCTGCCAAGTCTATAGCATCGTCCACCGATTTAGCTGGTCTCGTAAAGAGACTCTGTACCTTTTTAACCCCAGATTCAGCACCCTCTTTCGCTGTTTGTAGTCCAGTCTTAAAGGCTGGTGCAACAACTTTCTTTGCCCTACCAAGTCCAGTGATTTCAAGGAGACCCTCCCCAAATCCTGCAATGTTTCGTGCTTGTCTCTGTATACCCTCTGGCAGTGAATTAAAGAAATTAACAACATCCTTTACATTCTCTGATTGAGCAACCTTCCCCGCTATTCCCTCAACTCCCGTTTTTATCTTTTCTTCTGTTTCTTGACCTAGGGCTACTTTACCTGCACCAACAACAACCTCCCCGAATGCTCTTGATCCACCTCTGAAGAATGAAGCTCCAATTTCTGTTGCCCTTTCCAGCGGGTCTACTAGCCGATCAAGAGCTGTCTGTGGTTCGGGTCTTGTAAGAGTTTCGCGTATCCTTTCCCCTTCCTCCCTGAAAGTACTTCCAACACCCTCAAAAGTCTCTTTTATATCTCCAAGAGTTTCTCTTATTCTTCCTGGCTTATTGTTGGCAAATTCATTTCTGTATTGAGAAATCGCCCTCATTCTTTCGAGGTCGCTCTTACCTTGTGATATTCCAAAAGCGTCTATTTCTCTTTCTTTATTACTGAGCATAATATTTTGAAGGATTAAATCCATTAGTTGTTTGTCCACCAATACCCATCTCTAACATATCTTCGGCACTAAGACCCATTGCAGAACCCACATCTATTGGATCTATAACACCTAGATTTAATGCCTTTGCAAATGTTGGCTCTAATAAGTCTGCTATTTTTTGAAGCTCTGCTGTGTACTCGCTTTCGGGTAAATCAAGAGATAGTTTTGATGTTGAGTCTTCGATAAGTCCAAGTTCCCTGTCGGACATCGCTCCCAATCCCTTCAATGCACTCAAGTTTTCTCTTGTAAGACCTTTCTTTAACTGTTCGTGGGTTTTATTGAAGTCTCTTGTGGCAAATCCTGGGAGAGTTGGGAGTATTGAAGTAAATCCTGTTGCTAACTTTAGCTTTTTATGAGTTCTAAGGTCTGTTATAAGACCCTGAACAGACAGCGCACTCTGTGCCTCTAGTTTTGTAGCCTCCGCCTCCTCGATTCCCTTAACCGTAGACTCTTGTGCCAGTAGTGCGGCTTTCAGTCGTAGCTCCTCTTTTCGTGTATCAATCTGGTTTCGTAGGTTTTCTACCTGTAAATCTTTCATTAACTGATCGGCTTGTCTGTTTGTTCTGGCTATTTCAGACATGTGTGGGGCTGCTATTCTCATGGCTTCATCAATGCTTTGTGCCAAATTTATCTTTTCAGCCACCCCCGTTGGTAATCCCATCTCTATCGCCTTGAGAGCGAAGTTTCGTCTAGCTGTTTCATCATTTATAGAACTCTCTATTGCCCTCTCCCTATCCTGCAAAGCTAGTTCTGTCTTCAACGCTCGTTTCTTATCAGCTAGTGTGAATGCTGGTGAGTCTTTTATTACTTGTAGATTAGCTTGTGCAACAGCTAGTTGTTCCTTTATTGGGTCAAATCTCTGTGCTACAGCCCTGTCTGCAAGGTTTTGAGCTAGTTCTATGTTACCTCTTACCGCTTCAAGCTGTGAGGCTACACCAAGAGACTTTATGGCGTTTTCTCTTAGTCGTCCTGTTTGTATTGGTGCCACTCCACCCGCCGTTCTACCCCTACCAATAGATTCTTGTTGTATCTGTAGCGGAATTGCTTGTGATTCTTTAATTAGTCCACTTAACTGTGATGTAAGTGCATTTTGTTGTTTTAGTGATTCTGGCAACCCAAGACCCTCCTCTGTGGCAGTTCTTACAGCAGATTGTCCTAGTAGTTGCTCGTTTAGGGTTTGTATTTGTTTTGAAAAGCCTTGTGCCTCAACCTCTGGCTGAGTTGCTTGTATTTCAGGTATCTCCAACGAATCAACTGGGAATACTGGTGATTCTTGAGACCTATTAAAATTAACAGACGGTGCTTCTTTCAGCATTTCACCTGTAATAACATCAACCTGACCTCCAGTTGGTGTTCCATCTTGTTGTATTATGTTCCCTTCTTTATCTACTGCCATATTATGATGCGATTAGTCCAAGCTCTTCGAGTCTTGTAATTATTAAATTTATCTTTGCCCTTGCTGTTCCATCTTCTGCTGAACCTGTCTGTGCTACAGGAGAAAGCCCTACAGGTTGATCTACTGGTGTTACCCCATAAAATCCTAGCTTCTGGTCTGATGCCGTTCCAATCTTTGTTCCATTCTTTCGCCCAGCGGAAATATTCCTACCGTCCTCCATTTGAAGTGTCTTGTATACAGTAAAGCGGTCAGACTTCTCTAACTTGTCCAGTCGTCCCTGTAATTCTTGTATCTGTAATTCTAATGGATTCATACTTCTGTGTCGATTAGTGAATACTTATATGTAAATGCGGTTATAACAGCGCCTCCAGTTGATTCCAGTTTGAACTCATATTCTGAACCTGCTACAAAATTTGGATCTGTACCTGGAGCTGTCTTTTCAAAATACAATGAGTCATCTATTGAAGCTGTGCCTATCTCCACCCACGCTCCGCCATCTACCCTGTAATACATTACAACAGTGTCTCCTGATGCTAACTTCTCATAGCTAACCCTTGCTGATAGGAGTTGTTTTTCGCCATCTCTGTGATCTGCGGGCATTTGTGGGTTGATTGTTGTCTCGTATACCCCAGTTGTATAGGCTTCACTCTCATTTGTCTTAGAGAGTGCCCATGTTGAGTTGTCTATGTAAGACTGAAATACGAAGTCATTTAATATATAAAACCCACTAGGAATACCTGTTGTTAGTGCCGTTGTGTTATTCGGTGTGTATTCCTGTGTTACGGCAAAGCCTGAGTCAGTTGGATTTATGCTCCATATACCATCTCTAAGCGTCCCATCTACCGTTCCGTACATTTGGAAATATATTCGTCCATTAGCTTTTCTTCTCATGTTAGGAAGATTGATAGAACTAACGGGGAATCTTTGGAATTCTTTTGGTCCACTTGATGTTAAATATCTAAATGAAACGTAGTCGTCTAGTGCTGTAACAACCCCCGCTTTTGTTGAAGCTCCGACAAGGAAGCCTCCAAGCTCTTCTATAAAGAGGAGTTTTTCATTACCCCATGAGTGCTTCTCTGAGAATATAGTTAAAGATGTGTCTCTGTCCCATAGGTAAACATTAGATTTTACTGATTGATTTGAAAGTGAAGTTGTTGCTATCGCTATAAAGTTTCCATATTCACAAATAGCCTCTATTCGCTCATTGGCAGACACGGCACAAGCGACATTCGTCCATGACCCATTGTCATTCTTAGCAATATTGTTGTCGTAAGGTATATATAAAATGTCATCGACTGAATGAACCAACCCTTCCCTAACTGTTGTAAATGATATTTGGGTTGTTGAAGCTCTCTCGTCCCAAGCTGTTCCAGTTGGAGAGAATGCCATTATGTCGTTGGTCTTTGCACAGAATATAAGTCCTACCTTCTCATAGTAAGTAAACAAATCAAACTTAGCCGCACCAGTTGATGATTGGTTATTTGACGGTGTAGCCCACCCATCGTCCCCTAAATCGTTAGTTGCGCCTGTTGTTGTGATGATTTTTCTAAGAACCTCCGCCCTACTATTAGCAGACTGCTTCCCCAGCGAATACAGGTTGTAATCACCGCTCCCATCTTTAGCTATAGCAAAGTTCTGTTTCTGGCTAGTTGCAGCTGAATCATCTCCGCTTTCACTAGCGAAGCGAGGTCTAATCTTGTAGGGATAGCTAAACAGATCCATGTTTGATGTTCCACGACAAACAGCTTCTCGGGGATCTCGTGGATCTCCTACCATTCCTCCGTTGAATCTATCTATTTTTGTCTTGAATACTTTTGCCATATTTTATTGATACCATTCTACGATTACTATACCCGCTGTTCCTGAACCACCAGCCGTGTCTGAGTTAGAAGCCGTTGCTCCAGCACCGCCTGAACCATACCCCGATGCACTAGCTCCCGCTCCAGCGCTTGATGCTATTGTGTCTATACCTCCATTTCCTAGTGGAGAACTACCACCACCACAACCAAATGTTGTGATTGCGTTATAACATCTATGTCCTGTCTCTCCAGTAACACCAACGTCAGCATTTGTAGTTCCACCTCCAGCGCCACCACTCGCAACTGCACTTGCAGATGCTTGTGGGCCTCCAGTACCACCACTTGCCGTTACGGTTACGTCCCCAGCAAAGATTGAATCTCCTCCGTTTGCACCTGCCTCAGATGAAACTCCTGCACCCAAAGCTCCCACCGTTACGGTTACGTTTCCAGATACCGACACTATGGCTTCGGCATATCCTCCTGCGCCACCGCCACCACCAGCATCATTGGCATCTCCAGAGTCGGTTCCACCTCCTCCCCCGCCTCCTCCGACAAGCCTAACCTTGACCTTGTCTACTCCAGCAGGTTTTACCCATGTTCCTGAAGTTGTGAATACTGTTGATGTGGCTATTGGTGATGTGAATGTTATATACCCAGTCGGGCTTACGGCCATTGTTGTTGTTGCTGTAGGTAATGAACTAGGTGTGTTTAGTGATAACCCATTTAATATAAAAGGATTTGCTACCGTTGATGATGCTACTAGGTTTTTAACCCCAAATGATGTTCCCGTAAAGTTGTAGTCCGCTGTTTCGTCTACAGATTGTGTAGACCATGCTGGAACACCCCCTGTAACGGTCAAAACTTGGTTAGATGAGCCTATTCCTAGCTTACTCAGGGTATTAGACCCAGAAGCATAAAGAATGTCTCCTGTGGTATATGAGGTTTGTGCGGTTCCTCCGTACACCTCGCCAACAGCCGTTGCATTCCATGTTCCAGTTGTGATAGTTCCAACCCCAGTAAGCAATGACATTGTTGTTGTTGCTTGTAGTGCCTCTAAATCTGTATTTATATTAGAAAAGTTTGTGTTTATAACCCCTCGTGAGTTTTTAAGAGTGTCTGAGCCCTGAATTGTTGTAACCGTTGCTCCAAAAGTGTCATCTCCGATTGAAATTGAGTCTTGCGGTGCGTAATTATACAAACCAACAAAGCCAATTGCTGTTGCTACGAGTGTTATTGCAATATTTGTTAGTAAATTCATTAGTTTGCTGGGTTATTAGTAATAGTTGCGGTGTTTATATCCTTGTTTGTAAGTGAATACGGGTTATCCCATGTTCCAGCTCCTTCTTCCCATGTAAATTCAGCCTCATCCCATGTCAAAGACGTAGATCCTAGTTCTACGTTGGTTGGTGTTGCTGTATTTATTGCTTTATTGGTAACTGTTGCCATGTTTTATATATATCTTATCTTTTTAGGTTTCATAACAGCCTTACTTGGGTAAGTTGTTGCTATAAAGTCTTCAAAATCCTCCTCTAACGGCTGTATTTCTGATTGGATTATGTTTAGTGTCGCAGAATCTGTCGGTCTTTGTACTGCAACGTATGATTTAGCTGCTCTCAACGCCAATAGCTCGTGGAATTGCTTAGGAATACCTGGCTTTGTTGTGTCATCTGCTGAAGTTCCTGTAACCGTAAACTCTGACTGTTCTCGTCCAAAGAATAGCTCTATACCAGCCGATACAGCGTAGTTTGGCTCTGGGTATAGGTAAATTCTATTACCAGCCTCCAAGAAGTGTGTAGGCGTTCCTGAATTGTCTGAGTTAGGAGACATAACGTCTGGAACACGTGGATCACTCAATAACATGCGTTCTAGCTCTGTGTAGTCTGTTGCTGTTGCTGAATTTAATATTCTAACGTTTGTTACATTCAAAATAGCCTTTGTGTTGTCATCAGCTGTGATTTTGTAGTCCGCTTGTCCTGAAACGATATCTACACGTCCAATAGGTGCATCTGTGTGATTGTTATCGTCCCATCTTATTTGGTCTGAAAAAGACAATAACCTCGTTAGTAGCTTGTCAAAAGATACGTTGAGGTTGTTTATAATAGTTCTAAGAACGTCTCCTGAACTTCCATACGGTAATCGAGACCAGAACTCTACTCTCTGGACTAGACCGCTTTGATTTGTTGTGTCTGATAGCTGTGCCATTATTTAACGATTATCTATTAACTCCCATAATCCCACCCCCAGAAGGGGCAGAATATAAGAACTACGCTACGTTCACGTCAAATACTAGGCCAACTTGGCTTGTAGGTGTTAGGTGTCCGATATCTACTCGAGAGTAGTATGCGTTACCTGAGAAGAACGTATTTGAATCCGCTGCTGGGAATTCAATAACGTGTGCTCGTCCATAAGTACCTCGTAGGATACCTAGTCTTTCTACTTTCTTAACTCCAGCGAACACGTGGTTTGCTGTGTGGTCATTTGACCAGTAGTGATCAACTCCAAGGTAGTGTAGACCTTCTACTGTTCCTTCCTTTAGAGCTTGGTCTGCTGTTGCGAAACCGTTAGCTTGTACGAATGCTTCCAATAGTTCAAAATCGGCTGCTCTCCATACGAATCCAACTCCGTTTCTGTTCATCATAGTTTGTCCGTTTGCTTCTCGTATTTCTCTCTTAACACCACGGATGATGTCGTCGATGTTTGAAGCTGAAACTGTGATTGCGTCTGTTGCAGCACCTCCGCCTCCTATTGAAGCTGTTCCGAAGTCTGTCCAAGATGCGTGTCGTGCAAGAACTGCTGATTCGATGTACTCGTTTAGAAGTGCTCCGATTCGGTCAAACAATTCAGCTGGCTTTGTCCAAGGTGATTGTGCAAGGTCTCCCAAGTCAACCAATAGTCCAAGGTCTCGTCCTGTTGAAATTGTTAGTGTTTCTGCAGTTTCTGCAAATGTTTGTAATGCTAGTCCTGTTCCTCGTGTAACAGTTGTTACAGAAGGTGTTGTTGACATGTATGAACTTGAGATAACTCTTGTATCTGTGTAAGTTACATCACACATCTCTTTCCATGTTTGTGGGTGATCCAGTCTATCCTGAAGCACATCCTCAAACATTGTCTCGTAAGTAATTGTGTTAGCTACTGACATAATAAGTTTGAATAATGCTGATAATCCAAACTAATTTAATCTATTTGTCATTGTAAAACTTTTTCCCTTCCTTTGAGTTGGTCATGAATGCTCTCGCAATCTTAACTCTAGTCTTTCTGTCAGGTACTTGTTCTGCTGTTGGTGGCACACCCTTCGCAACCCAATATTCAGGTGTATTTTTGGCTCCTGATTGACCTCCTCCTCCGCCTTTTATGTCAGAGGTTGCTTCTACGTTAGCTCGTGAGGTTCTAAGATCCTCAAGTTTAGTTTGGAAGTAGTCGTCATCAACGAGCTGATCCCAATCCATACCTGTTTTCTTCTGAATATCCTTTGCAAGTTCTACTTCATCTTCAGCTGTAACACCTGCTGACCGAAGATAAGTTTTTTCCAATAGTCCAAATTCGTTTGGTGCTTTTTTGTCATTTTCTACAGTTTTGTCTGCTTTTTTTGCTTCGTCATACAGTTCTTTGTATGTTTTGCCAGTGTCTGGGTCTACCGCTTTGTTCTTCCAGTTCTGACGTTGTGCATCTAGTGTCTTAACTTTAGACTCTAGTTCGTCATTTTGTGAAGTTTTGTCTTCTACAGTGTTTTGAGTGTCCTGTACCACTTCGTCATTTGTTTCCATAAGTTTTGTCTTATTAGTCATTTGATGGGTTTTGTCCCTTAATAAATTAGTCTGCTACTTGGAATGGTGCTACGAGTAGCATTACATCTGAGTCTGATTTCTTAACAAACTTCAATGTTGCTCCTTCTAGTCCATTTACGATAACTGATCCTCCTTCTAATTCCTGCAAATCAACTCCAGTTCCAGCTGCGAATGTCACAGTTGATGCTGCTGTTGAAGATGCGTTGTAGAAAGTAACTTCAAATGTCTGCCCTGTTTTCAGTCCAACAAGTGGTGCTGATGTTGAAGCCATTGTTGTAAGAGTTGTATTTACGTTTGGTGTCCATGAAATGTAACCAACCTTGTCTCTTAGTTCTGCTGTTGTAAGTGTGTATGTTGCTGCTGTTGAAGATGTTGCTACAACTTCTCCACCGTTCACAAAGTTTGAAAGGAAAAATTGTCTTTCTGTGTGGTCTGGCCCTGCGGCTACACCAAACTCTCTAACAACCTCCTTCGTAACCTCTACGCCTCCTGCATTGAAGTAAGCTACCAATGCAAATACTAAAGCTACTGCTGCGATTATTACGCCTAGATTCTTCTTCATACTATTTCTTCTTTTTGTCTGATAACTTGCTTCGACCTTTTTTCTTTGCCTCTACCTTCACTTCTGCGATTTGCTTATCTCGAAGTGATGGCATTCTTGCGTCTTCCAATGTTCCCATAATATTTCTATAAACTAATAATTAAAGCCAATAAAGCGTTACGTCTAACGTGTTCGCTATTGTTGCATAACATCCTGAAGTAAATGATGCTTTACCAAGGTCGTGATATCCAATCGCTGGTGTGATTGTGTTGTTTATCAGCGGTGCTGGTTCTGCTCCACCTTCCAATGTTGTTGCTCCCCACGTTGCGTTGGCTGCGGTTGTTGTGGTTGCTACTGTATTACCATCTGTTCCAACTGCCTTTGCGTCTACTACCTGTGTTGTGTCTGCGTTTGCCGCTCCGTCTACATCTGCGTTAGCTACTGTGTCAGAACCATAAGTTGTTCCTCCACCAGCTGACTTGTCTATAGCTGACTTTAGGTTGTCTAAAGAAGCTGCGGCTGATGCTCCAATAAGAACCTCGTTGGCTGCCTCCGATGTTGTAAGTGAAGACTTCATTGTATAGGTTTGTGTCCCTATTGTTATTGTCTCACCATCTGAGAAAACCCCAGTAGTCGTTATAGTTCCTGATGCTTTATCTCCTGCAGTTGTTGTTGTAAGACCATCTCCGAAACGGATTGTTCCAGTTGATGTACTGTTTACATACATACCGACTAAAATACCCTGCCCTGTTTTCACTTGGGCTGATGCACTTAGATTTGTGTAATTTGTTGCTTGATTTTCCATAATAAAATAAGAGTTACCTTTTAGAGTAGCTCTGTGGAGTTCCTAATTGGTGTGAATTAGAAGCTCCAGAGAACTACCCTTTGTTTTCACACCCAAACGTATTAAGTTGACTATATTATAACATGTTTTTTAATAATTCTATTTCTTCGACCTATAAACCTATCTGTTTTGACTTCTTTTCAACCGACTCCTTCTCAATAACGAACTTTTTAAGCTCCTTAAAGGCATCTTCTAATAAATCAGTTGCTATTTTGTGTGCCGCCAATACATGAACGTCATTATGTGGTACTGGCTTCAGGAATGCTCTCGTTATTATATCCATAACAGCCTCGGACATCTCCTTATCTGACATAAACAGTTTAACTTTCTCTCTTTTTAGAATGCTCATACTATGCTTGTGGGGTTAATTGAGGTGCTTCAACTGGTGTTTCCTGAGGCTGTGGTAGTTCCATCTGTGAGATATTAGCAAAGTCTACTCCTGATATACCTGAGAATTCTAGTAGATCACCAAATGCTGATGACATACCTGGTATTTGCATAACCTGTCGGAATCCTTGAGGGTTTGAGAACACAAACTGGAATATTGATAGGATTTTGTCTGACATAGCTGATAGGTTCTTCTGCTTTCCTGCGATGTTGATACCCATTTTCACCTCTACTCCTCTGAATTCGTCCTTTAGTATCTCTATTAGGTGCTTGTTACCCTTCTTAGCGAAGTCTTCTGTGGCTTGTTCTCTAAATGCTTCCACCTCCTGTTCTGACAGAACTATTCCGTCAAGCATGTTCCCCTTCTCAAATTCAAATACTTCATTGTCTATAACCCTTTCAGTAACCCATTTAAGCTCGTCTGATGTAAGTGTTGCTAGAAACTTCTTACCATTGATGATTTTCTTAACCATATCAGGGATAATCCAGTCTCGGTATATCTCTTCAAGGAATTTAGCCCTTTGTCCCCTTCTTCTGTCGTGAATACCACGTCCTTGTTCAATAACTTGGTTCTGGCCTCTGAATGTTGTGCCTGAGTTAGCTTGTTTACCTAGTTGTGGGTCAAATGCTGAACCTGCTCCTTGTGCTTGTTCATACCATGAGTTAATACTCTGTTCGAACAGTTGCACCTTATTGCCGTCCATTGTGGGGATAATGCCTATTCTCTTGCCATCTGCGATGGTAGTTATCTCTAGGTTTTCCATGTCCTGAATCTGGTTTCGGTCTGTGAATCCTTCGTCATCTGTCCATAGAGGTGATTTAGATCCAGCTTCCAACATACCCATCTTGTGAATCTCTAGGAAGTTTGTCCATATCTGTGGCTGTACTAGGCTCTCTCCTATACCTGAACCAAGTGCTCGATTGTGGACTTTCTTTGATGTGTGGAATTTAAGGTCGTTAGAATCAGCTTTCTTTCGGTATAGCGTTACTCCCTCCTCTTTGTTGTTCTTTCCTGTGTAGAAACCAACAATGTGAAGTTGGTATGAGTAATCCTCCATATTATCGTTGTCCTTTAGGAATGCCTCTGGGAAGTCTCCTCTTACTATGTAAACTTCAATATTTTTACCGCTAGTCTGGTTTTTCTTTGTTCCAAACTGTCCTGATGGGTCTTTTTCTGGTGTTGCAAGGGTAATAAGCTCCTCTAGTGAGATAGTTGCACCGTTCTTTTCGTCTCCCCACCCCCTTGAGGCTGTTTGTCTTAGTTTGCTTGGTGAGAATGAGAACTTGAATCCCATTGGACCTCCCATAGCATCTGTCTGGTCTGCGAATGCTACTGATGGAAGGAATACAACCTCTGGCTTCTTAGCTCCCTTTTGCACCATAACGCCTCCATAATCAACGTCATCTTCTGTTATTTCGTCAAATAGTGTGTCTAGGTTGTTCTCCTTAACATATACCTCGTCGTGGTATTTCTTTATTAAAAAGGATAGTACACGCCCCGTTTTGTTTTCTATATAAAATATAACGTCCTTTACCTCTATGTCCTCTGACCAATAAGCCAGATTTAAGATACCTTCAAACACATTCTTGAATGGTCGTAGGTAATCGTTTTCTCCTGTGAAGAATTTACTGTTCTTTAGGTGGAAGATCATCTGAACGTGGTTCTTCATGTTCCACAGCCAGTTATCGCCTACTCTAACCTCGTCTGTCTCATAAGCCCTCTCCTGGTCTTTAATGTACTCGTATATATTATTTTTCATTGAACAAGTCTTTAGGGAATAATAGAGATATGTTCTTGTGAGCTATCTCTTTAACCAAACGACTTGATGCTCCCCACACACCTTGGGCTAGTCGTGGTTGGATCATTTTTTCTACTGTCTTTTTACCGTCTGTTAAAGTCAAAAGACCCAGTCCTCTTACGAGTGTGGGTTCTAGGTTTAATATTGCCTCCTGAACGGTCTTTCCTTTAGCTTCTGAGGTTCTACCCATTAGCTTTAGCGTTGATTTTATCATAATGATATTCCTAGGTCTCTTATGTTGACGTATTTACCTCCTCCGAGTTCATCGTATACCTGCAATTCACTCTTTCTAGCTCTCTTTGGCGGTATTACCTTTGAATCTATCTCTTTTGCAATAGCTAATCTCTGCTCGTTGCAAGGAGGACAATAATAAGGCTCTACGTCATCAGAATCGTAGGCTGTCTTGCACTTTATACATTGAGGACGATACTTCATGGACATATTATAACACAAATTATTTAGTCAAGAAAGAAAATATCTTTTCCCAACCTTCTATTAAACGATAATCTTCAAATATTTCTTCTCCAGCCTTGATCTTTTTAAGTGCTTTGTCGTTCTTAGCATCATAGTTTGGTTTATCTGAATGGTTACAATAAGCCTGTAGCCTAGTTACTGGGAATATGAAGTGTGAGCCTGTTATTACGTTAGGCCACATACCTAGTATCTCCTCTGCTATCTCTGGGCGTAGTAGCTTGAACTTCTTGTAGGGTATATCAAACTGGTGGTTTATTATGTCTGCATACAAAGTCTCCCCTTTCTTGATGTCTCTCATGGCAAATAACCCCACTCCATGCACCTCAGAAGCCCCTAGACGGGTTTTAATAGACTTATTCAACATGTCTATCGCCTGTTTAGTTTTCAGCTCTCTACGGAGCTTTTCTTTCTTCTCGGCTTGTTTATTCTGATTTATTTGCTTCTTTTTCTTCATTGATTTTTTTGATTATCATCATTTGTCCCATAATACGCTTCCACTCCATGTATTCACGAGCATCTTTGAACCCCAGCTCTCGCATCTTCTTGGCTCGTTCTTTTGCTATACCCTGACACTCCTTACACTTTTGCCATACAGCAACCTTCCTGTGTTTGTGGCTTGAGGGCATATATAACTGGCGCTCTATCTCCTCATAGCATTTAGGGTCTTTTAGTTTCTTTTGTATGTTCATAATCCTATATTACGCTTCTTAGGCTTTTGCTTTCTAATAACGTGCTTACAACTATCCCACCCCTCGACACAGCAACGTGGAATAATCACATTTGTTCCTACTGGTTGTTTTGGTTGTTCTTTGTCCTTTTCCATTATAGTGCAACGTTAGTTTTAGCTCTAGGTGGTCTATTACCCGCTTGTATTATATTCTCTCGCCTTCTCATTACTGGCATAAGTGAGTTTATACCGTATCTAAGTGCGTCTAGGCAGTGGTCGTTACCATCTACGGGTTTCCCTGCTATCAACTTCCCGTCTTTATCTGATTGCCATAGGTAGTTACGATATTCCTTCAATAAGTGTGTGCTCCTACGAGTAACAGTTATCTTCTGGGCTTGAACAGCCTTTATACCGTGTCTTACACTATCCGCTCCCTTCTTTGTCGGTAGTATATTGATACCAAATGAACTGATCTCAGCGATACTTTTAGGCTCAGCACTATCTGCTACAACCAACGCCCTGTCCATGTTCTTGATCGTGTTAGCTATCTCTCGGTTAGAAGCCTCTGTTTGATACATTACCTCATCTAGTATATACCCTCCGTTTAAGTAATAAATAGCAACAATAGCTACTGGGTCTGGGTAATATCCAAAGTCTAATCCGTAACGCTCCAGTCGTGCCTCGTGTGGTATCTCATCAATAATGTTCCAGCCCCTGTATATCCTTGATTCTATCTCCCCTAGCTGTCCTAAACCGTATACCTTCCACCAGTTAACGTCTGGTTTGTGCGATTCAATAGACTCAACAATAGATTTAGGCAATACCTCTAGGCAGTCTAGGTATGTAAGTGTTAAAAAGTCGTGGTCTCGGTTGTTCTGTATCTTCTCGTAATACCAGAATTCGTTAGAGGGGTTCCAGTCTAGCCACACTACCTCCTTGGTTCTAGGCTCTATCTGGTCGAATACTTCCCATGTCATAGCGTGGTTTGCCTCGTTTATAAAAGCCACGTCCCTTCTTGGCCCTTTAGCTTTACCTATCTTGTCTACAGCAATGAACTTAATCTGTGATTTGGTGCTGAACGTATATACCTTGTCAGTAGAGTTCCACCTTGAGTCCTCCCAGTAGCCCTGAGCCAACATAATAGATTGGAAGTCCCTTATAGCTCCGTCTTTGAGGTGTGGGTATGATTCAGCGAATATGTCTATCTTCTTATTCTTCTGTGTTTGAGCGTAGTCAATACACCATACAAGAATGGATATAGTTTTAGATGCAGACGTTCCTCCACAGACTGCTCTAATCCTTTTTTTCAGTGCGAAGATCTTCTTCGTCGCTGTTGTGTCCTGAAATTCCGCCATATATTGGTGTTTGTATTGTTTCCCCTCCACTTGTTATGTCCATCTTTTGTTGTGGCATACCGTCCATATAGTTCCATACTAACCTGCGAAGGGCAGTATCACCTGACTTAATAGCGTCTGCTACGACCTTTTTAGCTAATACCTGCTCCATAGTAAGCTCGTTACCGTCATCATCTTTTATACCTGACATAACCGATAAAGCCTCCTTCACTATAGTTGTGAAGCTCCTTGCACCAGTTCTCCTACCTTCTGTATTCCTTCTGGGGTCATCTCCTTTTTTAAATGGTACTCCTCTTGTCATTTTACAGCTTTTTAGCAGTTAATCCTGTATAATCCTCCCATCTTTTTACTATTACATCTACATATTTAGGGTCTAGTTCCATTCCATAACATATTCTACCTGTCTTCTCTGCCGCTATTAGTGTGCTACCGCTTCCTAGGAAAGTATCAAGGACAACGTCCTCACTCTTGGAGCTGTTTACAATTTGTTTTTGCAATAGCTCAACGGGTTTCATTGTTGGATGTTCTGCGTTCCTTGATGGTTTGGCGTGGTCTACGACACTCAAGTTCTTTCTCTCTTGTCTTTTAAGCTGTTTCTTAAACCAAATAAATGCCTTCCTATCATCCTCTGGCACTTTCAGAACAGTTGTCTTGTCTCTGCTTCCATACCACGTGTGAGACGCCCCCTCTCTCCATCCATACAAACATGGTTCGTGTTTCCACTGGTAGTCTTGTCTTCCCATTACCAGACTGTTCTTGTTCCAAATGATGCACTGTCTAACAACAAACCCCGCGTCCTTACAAGCATTTCTGAAATTATAACCCTCGCTGTCTGCGTGCCATATATAAAACGATGCTCCCAGCTTCATTACCTCCGCCATTCTGTTGAAAGCGTCTGTAAGAAATGTCTTGAAGCTACTATCATCCATGCTGTCATTCTCTATCTTGAGTCCCGTCCCTCCTTCGTAATCTACATTGTATGGAGGGTCTGTTACTACAAGGTCCGCCTTCTTCCCCTCCATCAGCTTCTCTACATCCTCTATCTTTGTACTGTCTCCACACATTACTCGGTGTTCTCCCAATAAGTATATATCTCCTAGCTTTGCTGTGGGTTCTTCTGGTAGCTCTGGCACTTCGTCATCCTTTTCATCTGGTTCTATAAGTAGGTCTGTATCAAAGCCTGTTAGCTCAAACAAATCCTCTGGTAGTTCTTTCAAGTCCTCCATTGCTAACTCCATATCCCAGTCGCTCTCGTTTAGTTTGTTGTCGGCTAGTCTATAAGCACTTGCTTGGTCTTTAGTGAGGTCTGCTACTTTAATATCTGGCTCTGTTAAGCCGTAGTTCTCTCCGTATTTCTGATACGCAAACCACCTGCCGTGTCCTACGATAATCACACCTTTCTTGTCTACTACGATAGGTTGTTGCCACCCGAACTCTTTAATACTCTCAGCTATTAGCTTGAGCTGTTTATCGGGGTGCTTCTTTGCGTTTTTAGGATAGGGTTTAATTTCCATATAACCTGTCCATTATCTTCTCTACCAGTGAGGGTTTCTTTACTGTTGGTGCTTCAAGGATGTCCTTAATCCTCTTGTCTAGACCTTTGCGTCCTATGAACTTAGCATTGAGTTTCTTCTGACTCTCAATCTTTCTGTTCAGTCCAGTTATCTCTGCTTTGAGACCCTCAACCTGTTTCACCAAAGGAAAGAAGCTGTTAAGCATGAATTTATCGTGTTGTTCTGCTAGTTTTTTAACGTCCATGTGTATATATTTTTTCTATTAAATTTGCTTGAAAGGTTCTATAGGAGTAAGCATCTGGGAATTCCACTACATATCTTCGCTCTCGATTGCTATCTAACGTAAATTCTACGTCCCTTTCTACACCTCCCATCATTTCAAGACTTCTTGACCATGTTTTGAGTAGTTCAAGCTCGGTTCTCTCGCTTATCATGGCTATATTATACTACATTTCCACCATTTAGTCATGTCTACATCCTCCACAGAGGCCTCCCTTTGATTTCCCTGCGTATTTACTTTTTAATAATATCCCACAGTCTTTACAGAACCTCTTTGTACATAAATCACACCTATGGCCGAACTTGTTTAGCTTTATCTTATAACACGACGGGCATCTCTTCTTTCTAGTTTTGCCTTGATCTTTCAGATCCCACGCTTTCAATGTTTCGTAGACCCTTTTACCAGTAGTGTGAAGAGCTATGGCTATTTCTGATTGAGAACACCCTTTAAGGCGTAGTACCAGTGCTTTTTGTAAAGTTTCTGTTTTCATTAGTGTAATGTTCTATTTTGTCTAAGTACCATTCTCTTTCTACCTTATGCCCCATTTCTAGTGTTCTGCGGAGTTTTAGGTTGTCTACGTGTTCTTGGCCGTATTCTGAGATCATAAATGCTTCATAATTCACCCAGTTACCCGATAAGTTGATATTGCAGTGATAGCACTGTGCATGGACGTTGGTTTCATCGAAATAAAGTTTGGCTGTACACGTTGCTCCAGTAATAAAATGTCCTGCGTGCATACCTGATCCTGTAGCTTCTCTACCACAAGTTACGCAAGTGTATCTGTCACGTTCCCTGATGTATTTAGAAAATAATTTCCACAGCTTTTTCTTGAGTTTCGTTATTGTTAGAGGTTTCACTCCCTTAATTATAACATTTAAAACAGTTTCCCGTTATATCCTGGTATATATCCTAAATTCAACTGCGCTTCTTGTGATAGAACTTCCTTCTTATCGTAGTCTGTCCCCCTCAAATCCTTTCTGTCGCTTAGTATTTGTCTCCATAACCTATCAGCTCCAAGTATTGCATGAACTAGATCCTCACCTTCGTTAGATTGTGTGAACCTGAATATTGCCAAGTTCTTATGTCTACGCTCTCTGGCCCACACGTTGTCCTCTAAGAATTTTGTGAGTTTATCTTTCATATTACTTTAGGTTATCTAATAATGTTTTTGCCTTCTCATAATCTTCAGAAGATATTTTGTCCTCTATAAAAGCTCTGTCTAAAATTCTTTTAATTTCTTTTCTTTTGTGATGATTGGTTAACCCGATGAGGTCTGTTGGTATAGATATTATGTCGTCTACCAAACTAAACAATCCTTTAATTATTCCCATATTACTTTAGGTTATTGATAATTAAATACGATTGTATAGTTCTTGTAATTCTCTTGGCAATTTAACTTTTTTCCTCATCTTTTCTGGTAAATCTTGATAAGACACCAGCACATCAACTCCAGCAGAAAACACTCTTTGTTTTGATTTGGCTTCTTTAATAAAAGCTATTGACTCTTTTAGTTTTCTTTGTAAGTCCATATTACTTTAGGTTATCTTTAATAAAGTGACACAAGCCAACAATAAGCTCTCGTTCAATGTTATCTGCTTGGGGGTAAGAAAGTTCGCTCTGAAGTTTCTCAAAAATAACTCTGTCGTCTTTTGATGCCTGAAAAACCCACTCTCTTTTGTCACAATCCTTCTCGTAGCAATAATCCTCGTCTTTATGTGATTCAATGGGGCATTTTGTGACCTCATAACCAAGATAAAAAGAATACTCACCGGCACCGCATCCAACATAATCATCAGAGCCATAAACAGATACACTTTCATCCTTCTCGTATTCCTTCCGTTTAGCTATCTCTAGAAATCTTTTTGCATTAGACAAACGATAACCAAGCTCTTTTACTTCCCCCTGTGGTGTTTGTGGGTCATCATACTTCTCCTGAAGTTCATCAACTAATTTTTGGTAACCCTCAACTCCTTTGACTTCATCATACATATTACTTTAGGTTAGAGTCTAATAATTTCTCAAATGTCGGCATCCAATCCTTTAAGTAGGGCAAATCATAATCAACCCCTTCTTGTTCTAGTTCGTATATATTACGCTCTATTTGTCTTACCTTTGTCGCTAAAAAGATTAAAGCGTTTCTGGTTGTTGTGTGTTTATCTCTCATCTCTCTTTAGGTTATTGATAATGGTGTCTAGGGCTTCGTCAAAGATGTGGTCTTCGCTCATTTGAGTATCATCTGTTCTCTTTTCTCCCTCTATCATTTCCGCTATCTCTCTCCTCTGTTGTGTGAGGGACTGCCGATGACACTTACCACAGCAGTAGTCGTAATATTGTGAGTGTTTACAAGTTGAGTGTATCTCTGGTTCTAGTATTTGTTTCATATAAGTTCTGCTTTATCCAACTGGTTGTTGTAGTCGTTGGGATCTGGTACTGGTATTCCGTTCTCTTCAAAATACCTTATAGCGTTCTCAATAGCCTTGCTCATGGTCTCGTGGTTGGATTGAGCCAATGACTTACCTACTTTATATGCTGTATCTTTAGTCTTAACGTAGCGGTAGTTGAACTCTTGGCGCATTAAGTCTTGAGCGTCATTTATGGTCATTCGGTGGTAGTTTGCAAACTCAGGGACTAGAGCACCGAACCAATAGCCGAGTTGAGCTTGTGATTTAGTGCCTTTGTAGTCCTCCACCTTCATTCTAATTTGCTTTCCTTTTCTATCCCTACACCAGTCCTGCCAGATAGCTAACTGTGTAGGTGTCCAATCCACCTTACCTTCCTCATTTATTTTTAAGATGAATGTTCTCATGGTTTAGAAATCGTCTAAGCTCTCTTCCTTCTTTTTCTCAAATGGGTCTTTCCCGTCAAATAGTGCATCTAGGTTTACTGGTGTTGTAACCATTGCACCCTTGATTGTATCTGTTAGGTCTGTTGCTGGGTTTGCAACCACGTTGTACTCGGTATCATCTCTAGTAGTTCCCTTTCGAGTAATTACAATATCGTAGTTCTTTGGATCTCCCCACGCTTCGTTCTCAACGTAAGCCTCTATCGCTGTTCGGATAGTCTTCTGTGTTACTTGCATGATTTGAACTCTCTCTTGTGCGTAGTTCCATACAGTAAACGCCCAGAAGTATTTTGGCTCTTTGCCGTCTGGTCCGAATGGTGGTTGTTCTCCCATTCTGTATCGCACTGGCGCTCTCTTCCCATCCTCTTCACTCCACCCCTCGTAGCCTATAATTGCACTGGATAGAATCCTTAATTTGTGTGTACCTTCTGTTAGTTTTGTGTAGTTTCCTTTTGACACTGGTTCTTTATGATCTTTTGGTAAAAATGACATATATTTATTTTAATTAACTATAATGTTCCCCTGCTAATAAATCCCCGACCCCGAATCTAGTGTGTAACTTGTAGCCGATCATTTGTTTTCTATGACCGTGTGCCCTTCGGTACTTGGTTACTAGATTGTTATATTCTTTTCTGTCGAGTTCGTTTCTCCTACGCTCCCGACCTTCTTTGGTTGATGTGTCCATATAATTATTTAGATTTTCTTAATTTTCTATTAATAAGAATTGTTTGTATAACCAAGCCCACCCAAACTCCTGCAAAAAATGTTAGTAATATTTCCATATAATTATAATTCGTTTAATAATTCCCTAATCTCTTTTACTTTGTCCAGAATCTCTGTGGCTGTATGAGCCCTCTCCTCTTGTGTCCCAGCCTCATCTCCGTTCCAAGCTCCAGCGACCTCTTCTGCATACTTTTGCATTTCGTCTAATGTTTTCATACTTTTGTTTTATCGTAATAATCTTCACCCCCCTCCTCAAAATATGTATCTGCTCTCTTGACCATATCTATATCTTTATCAGTTCCCACCCAGATGTCATCGTCTTCAAAGTTCCCCTGTGTAAGAATCATAAACGATAACCTGTTGTGTAATTCGTATGCCAACATGATTAGAATATTAGTTTAATAATGTTTGTTGTGATCGCCCCTAGATAGAATCCGTCTACTGGTGTTTGACCACTTACTACCCACGCCATTGCTCCTAGAAAGTCTACTGCGAGAACTATTAGGATTGCTGTGTAAATATATTTCATAATGTGTTTCCCTTTACTCCAGACTGCCGCTAACGACGAACAGTCCAGAGTAGAGGGCGTTAGCTAATAATCTGTTAATATCTCGACACCTTTATAATAACAGAACCTTCAAAACTTGCAATTTAACAATGTGGATAACTCAAACAACCGCTCTGCTTAGGTCTAGTCTTCCCGTAAACACGGCAAACAGAACACTTGGTCTTTTCCCCTAGTTCTTACGAACAACCCGTTGCCTTTACTCTTGCATTTCTTACTCTTACACATTGGATATTTCTTGGGTTTCATTTTGTTTGCGTTTATTCCTATTGCGTTTGCTTTTATATTTTTCATATTATCTTTCTGGACATACCCAATAAAATTTAGAGAAGTTACCTCTCGCCATGCAATCTTTATACAACAACTCTAGCTCTCCCATTTGGTTCTTCAGTATCGGGTGCTTGTTAATTTGGATAGCGACTCTCTTCTTTGTGGTTGGCTTGTACTTCGTTCCCCTTCGTAGATCATTGATGCCTTCTGTGATCTTGCAGACAAGCTCGTCTTTCCTGTTCTTGTATTCAGACTCTTGGTTGAGGAACTTATTTAGATAGTTTGGTTGAATATCCACGGTTCTATACATTAGTGTTTGTTAAATCTACATCTTTGTGTTCCTCACAGTAATCACCAAGCCATTCAGCATCTCCGTTCATAACAGTTGGATAGTAGAAACCTCTGTGATTGGGTTTGTTGTCGCATAACTCACATTTGTCTTTATATATGTAAGCTCCTTTTTCCATTGAGTATGTGTTTGCTTTTGCCATATAAATATTCTAACCCCTGTAATCTGTTTGTCTAATACAGAATGTGGATAAACTATTTGTTCTCCTTTCTTCATAAACAGCCCCGCTTTTACTTCTAATAAGCAACACTCTGAGGGTTATTTATTACTACATATCGGATATAAACAGACTGGCTACTCCTAGCATTTGTTTATATTTAAATAGATACGATGCTGATTAGGCGGCACGGACAGAGCGGTCAACTGTTTTTCCGTGCATTCTCATCAACACCTTATGTATTCTTTGAGATGAACTGGGTGGGAGAAATGTCTGCAGACAAGGTGGTTGGTATCGATCCAACTTAAAACTTATTTTACCTAAAACCTCTTCCCCCACTCAATTCACCTCCATTTAGAGGACAAAGTTAAACAGATTGCCCTAAAGCTGGTGTGATATATAGTTGTTAAAGAAATCTTTTATATAATTGTCTACACACAGCGAAAACACCCTCCTCTTTGAAGATATCTCTTATCATTTGTGATACTGGCATTGAACAGTGAGGACAAACAGAAAGTATCCCGTCCATCTCTAGTTCTCTATACCACTCATCGTTACATTGTGTGCAGTTATATTTCATAAAAGAAAAAAGACTACTCAACGAAGGAAGCTGTTCCAGGCTCGGGTGAACCTTTTGGAGTAAAACTCCCTTCCTTCGTTCAATAGTCTTTGAAATTACCCGATAATATTTGAACAGACCTATATTATATCACCTCCGTATTAAATATGTCAATCCCAGAGACTCTCCCACAGTGGATAAGTCCAGTTCATAAATATGGTCATTGGTACAAAAAATACGCCCAGGATCAAGAACAAAAGTTTTTTTGCTATAGACGTAGCCATGAAACGGTACTATAATTATAAATGTCGGAAGTCGTCTCTTATGAGACAAAAAGCGTTAAGACAATAAAAGTATTTCCGCAAATTGAATATCTTTTCCTTGAATCGTCATTAGTAGTGGCGATTCTTTGGTTTTAAATTGTTACAGATACAAAAAACACACCCTATTGGGCGTGGTTGGTTGAGGTTTTTGAGAGAATTTTCTGTAACATTTGATAATTATATCAAGAATTATCTATTCTCGCCAACTTTATTTCCCTCAGGGCTCTTCCTATAATTTTCATCTCTTCATACGTGAATTTATTTCCCCGTAGCTTATTACAATCAAGACACGCCATTAGGACATTGGATGGGATATATCCAACATTATTGTCTTTCCTCTCCACGGAAAGCTTGTCGGTATCTGGTATGAATTTACAATAAACACATTTTGTATCTGGAGAGAACAGTGAGTAGAATTGGTCTTTGGTTAAATCGTTTGTTTTATTCGTTCTTTTCAGTCTGTGACAAAAATGGGACCACTTTCTTGAGTACCACAACTTACCAAAAGCTCTTCTTCTGTGCTTAATACGTGCGTAATTTCGGGTATAGTAATCTTTTGAGTATAGTTTCGAACAAGCTTTACAAATTGCATCAACCTCCCTTCTACCCCTACGACTTTTCACATAAAAGTTACCCAAATCTTTAGCTTTTTTACACTTAGAACAAATTTTCATGTATCTATACTAACACAAAACCGCTCATTTTGTAAACGGTCCTGGTGGACAGCCGTAACTACACATAAGTGTGTCGGTAGTTTTTTAGCCATCTCTTTATTGGGTTTAACGTCCAAGCCTAGACTGAGACGTGGTGTATGTCCATTTGTTGTAGTCTGTCCTATCGGACATATCACCGTATCTAATTATAACATAAAGGGCATTATAAAAGACAAAAACCCACCGAGGCGGGTCTCCGTCAAAGAGGCCGAAGCCTCAATGCCAGTGAAGGGTTACCCCAACACCAGCTCCAATATAATACACTATCATATTTATTTTGCAATAGAAAAACCCGCCATCGACTGCGGGTCTTTCCTTTTGGAGAATAACACTGTATGTCGGATACAGAAACGTTTGGTATACCGTTGTTTGTTATTCAGTTGTTGTAGTTTATAGACTTACTTAGGTCTGTAGAATCCAATGATCCTCTCATCATCGTAAGGAATCGTCCTGTGAGTGATCTCGTTATATTTATAATTCCCCTCCGCTACCATATAACCGTGTATATCAAAGCCTTTAATCACAGCAACGTGAGCTGTATCTTCTTGATACTTGATGATCAACCCTCCTCCAACAACGGGTGCTGAGTTGGGCACTAGATCTACAGCATCTCCTCTCGGTAAATCTAACCCTAGCCAACGAGCTGTTAGCACACATGAGCTGAACACCCTGTGATCTATCCATTCGCCGTATATCTTAACCTCAAGCTCTTGTCGGCCATACTCCATAGCTCCATCATCCATCCATATATCAAAATACTCGCATTCATAACGAGCATTCATACGATCCTGCACCTCATACATTGTTCCGTCTATCTCAACCTCAGTTCCAAACTCTAAACAATTATTGGCAACTATTCCCCGTCTGACACGTTCACCAGAAGCGGTTATAAACGGAGTATCGTCTGTCTGACTTTCTTCGCTAGAATAGGCGGAAACTGACGCTAGGGTAACTATAGTGGGTTCGGGCTTTAAAACCTCTTGTGGGGCAATTTCAGGCGAATTAAACCCCTCCACAAGCACCAAGGGAGACCTTACGGGTAGCAAGGCATTATCATGTATTCCATATTCCGCTTCAACCGTTACAGGAGAGACTAGCGCCGTAGCGCCCACGAGAAATCCAATGATTGTGTTTAAGATAGGCTATTAGTTAGACTTTCTTCCGAGAACGTCAATGTCGCCTCGTGATTTCCTTTGGAAAGCAAGATAAAGTGCAATAACTCCTGTGATTATTCCTTCAAGAACTCCGCTCTCTAACTCTATTCCAAAACCCTTTAATATGCTGTAAAGCAATATAGCTACTGCCCCAACATACTCTGTTGATACGTTTTTCATATAACATACATTATAACATAAAAAAGGGGACGCAACCCATCACTGTTGATAAGTTACGTCCGTGTGTTAGCTCTGGATGAATCGGTCATAGAC